GCTCACTATAAATCTGGATATCTGGACCAGTAATACCAATCAAAAGATGCAGTTGTTTGAACAAATTGCTACCTTGTTTAACCCTGCGTTGGAAATACAGGCTACAGACAATTATATTGACTGGACCAGTCTCACTGTGTGCAACCTTGACAGTGTGAAGTGGAGTTCAAGAGTTATTCCTGTGAATAATGACAATCCCATTGACATCATGACCATGACATTTAGTTTGCCAATCTGGGTCAGTAGCCCAGCCAAAGTCAAGAAGTTAGGCGTGGTAGAACGTGTGATTGCCAGTATCTTTGATGCACAAGGTGATGCTGTTAATGCGTTGACTGACAATGATTTGTTGTTAGGTACTCGAGTCAAAGTCACACCGTGGAGTTATCAAGTGTTACTGCTGGACGGACAACTTCAAATATTACAACCCTCGCAACCGGTAAATTCAGATCGTAGCACATTTCCTATACCAGAAAATCCACAGATTACTTGGCCCGCAGTGATTGCAGCATACGGTGTGTTACGTCCAGGCATCAGCTATATTACTCTAGACAATCCTTGGGTACCTGATTCTAGTATCATTGGTACCATTGCTGTGAATCCAGCTGATGATCGATTGCTAATTTACAACATTGATCCTGATACTGCGCCACAAAACACATTGAGTCCTGTAGATGCTATTATTAATCCGCTGGCTACTGCACCTGGAGATGGGTTGCCTGTTGCTGCACTTGGTCAACGATACTTAATAAACAACAGCACAGGTAGTTTAGCAAATCCAAGCAATCCTGTGGCCTGGGAAGGTATCAGTGGACAACCACTGATTGCCAATGCCAATGATATCATTGAGTATGACGGCGCACGATGGGTTATTGCATTCAACAGTAGAGGTACTACGGATCCGCAATATGTAATTAACCTGACCACTGGCATTCAATTTTATTGGAATGACACCAAATGGGTCAACAGTATTGATGGATTATACCCTGGTGGCACATGGAAACTGGTATTGTAAGGGCCGTAGGCGTTTGGTTTTATTCTGTAGATACCAACAGGTATCTGTATCTATTACGCAACGATTCAAAATATCCTGACACATGGGGACTAGTTGGCGGCAAAGTAGAGCACAACGAAACACTAGTTGCTGCCATGGAAAGAGAATGTGCAGAAGAGCTAGGAGTTGTTCCTAAGTATCAGCAGTTGATTCCAATTGAAAAATTCACCAGTCCCGACTCTGCGTTTGAGTATCACACCTTCTGGTGCAGAGTAGATGGTGAATTCACTCCTAATTTAAATCACGAACACATAGGTTATGCCTGGATTGAGACTGGACGCTGGCCCAGGCCATTGCATCCAGGGTTGTGGAACACAGTAAACTTAGATACTATTCAAAAGAAGATAACTTCTCTTGAACGTACTTGCACGAGATAATCAATCAAAGAAGAACATTTGCCACAGTCGACAATTCTCGTTGGTAAATCCAAAATAGTCTGTGGCTGAATGAATATATCCAGCATTGAATATAACCAAGCGGTTGTATACGTTACCAAATGAGTCCACTGGTTCAAAGATGGTTCTATCTAGATTGCGACTGCCAGGTCTAAAGCATCTTGAAATCTCCGGATGACTTATGTGTCTAATGTCTGTGCCTTTGAGCGCATGAGTTGCGGTACCCGATTGGTACGGTGCATTGGGAGTTAAGTATAACATGGCTGCCCAGGCTTGTTCATCACAGTGATACACCAGTGGCTCACCTTCCTTACACACCTGGAATCGACCGTTCATAGCATGACTTTCCCAGTTTAAAATCTTGCGATTCATAATATATTCAAATTCTTCTCGAAGTCCTGGAAATAAGAATTGTTCTTTAGTACGATCACCAATGTAAGGTTTATCAAATCCGCCTTGATTGTATTCTTGTGCCAATGCAAACTTGCGTATCTCGTCAGGATTCTGATAAAAATTATCAACTATCCATATACCAGGCATGGGTTGCTGATTGATCAATGTAGAAGCAGTACGAGCAATATTTGACTTGGTAGTAATTGCAACTGCTGCGGTTGGCAAACTTGGAGGGAACATGTAGTCTGTGGCAAACTTTATATCGTTGCCGACAGCTCTGAGACTGTTTCTTGTGGCTTCATCCACTAGCTCAGGATGTACCCACCAATCTTCATAGCTGTGAACTTTATTATAAGCAAGATCGCTGACCAACAGTTCGTAACCTTGGCTTTTGAGAAATTCTCGACTTTGATCTCTAACGTTTTGGTTCCAGTAATGATCATGCTCAAACGTTATCACAGCAAATCTGTATTGATCAAACGGCATGCTCTTTAAAATTCCAAACGAAATTTCTGGTGGGTCGCAATCAACTTGCAAGTAATCAATGTCCTTGGTGAATCCTTTGGTAGCAAGAATTGCAGCATAGTTCACTGTGATTGCATCTGTGCATATCACGGGGTTTTTGCGTCTGTACTCAAAGTCTTTGACTTTGGCTAAATCATATTCAATGCTCAACCCTTTCCAGTCAAACATTGTTTCTAACAAAGCTGTGTTGTTGCCGTAAAAAGGTTCAGCACTGCCAATTTCTAAATATTGCCCGTTGCGTTTGCCTTTAGTTGCTGCCAACACAAATAAATCTTGATAGCTTTGACTGAAATTTTTCTTAATGTCATTGATTCCATCAAACGATAATCGAATATTGTTGACCATACTTGAATCATAGTAGGTGTGAGTGAACAATGGCACAGTGTCAGGAGCGTTGTTCCACTTGGGTGTTTCGTGTAAGGGAATCTTAGGCAAACCACAATTTTTAAGATTATTGTTTACAGCAGTTTCGTATACCGGCAACATCTTGTAGTAGTCTTTAAGAAACAGCATGATCTGTCGACTTTGCTCAGTTAGTCCTACCCACCAACTGGTCATTCCTTTCTGGAATAACAATCCATAATATCCAGGATAATTTTCTGGACTTACGGAGTCAGTACTAAAGTCGGCCAGTTCCAGGCCTAGTACAGCCATAGAATAACTTTCTTGCCATTCGTTACGTTTTTCATGTACACGACTCAGCAAGAAATATGCTTCAGGTCTGGTTGGTAGCAATGCTATGGCTTTTAGCAGAAGACCTTTTTCTGTATCATCTCTAGTTTTTTGTTTTTCTAAACACATACAGCATCGCATTAATGCTTCGTATTGCTGCAAGTCAGTTGAACTGCGTTCTGCTGTGCGTAGATAAAAACTTATAGCTGCGCCAGTTTGCCCTATGCTTTCGTATTCTTTTCCCAACTCAAAGTTGATTACAGGATCTTCAGAGTTTTCAATAAAGTTAGCTAAATTTTTCATGTTACCGATGGAAGGTTATAGTTTTTTCTTTGGGATCTGTGGCGTTTTCACAAAAGTTACACAAATCGTAACAGGTCTGATCTTCTGGTATAACATCTTCATATGTTTGTGTGTTCAAGTTGCCAATGATGTGCTCTAATCCGTAATCCATGCAGCATAGACTCACATCGCCATTGGGTAGTAGCACATTATGATATAGTCCTTCAACACATCCACAAGTTTTAGGACCTGTATGTGTGATAGCATTCCATCGATCACGCAGGGTAATCAATTGCGGTTTTGCCACACTTTCTCTAATGAGATTGCCAGCTCTGCTCCACATGTCGTAACTGGGTGCCCAATCAAATATGTGTCGAATACTAGGGTGCAGTTCTTTGCCCATGCTCATTACAGAGAAGTTTTTTATCCTATGTTGATTGTCTCGAATCCACTCTAATGTTTTGAGATAACTTGGAGTGATAGGATGTCTTGCTAGCATTTCAGCATCAGGCAAGTGCAATACAAAACCGCCGTTGGGATTGCCAGCAAATGGTATATCTACAATTGCTTCCATATCCTCAACACTCACCCCAACTCCGGTGGTAAACACACTTATAGGATGTCCTTGTTCATGTGCGTATACCACCATGTCAGTGCAGTATTTGTTCATCCAGGGTTCAGTGAATCCAGCAAATGTAATACGTACATCTGTAGGCACTTTATCAACAATGGTCTTGAATGCATCCAAAGTTAATATTCTAGTGCCTTTATAAACTTCCTCTAGTGTGCGTTGCGGGCAGAATACACAATCAACCACACAACCTTTTTCTGGAATGATTGTGGTAATTTCAAGTGTAGGTGCTGGATAGTTTTGCCACTTTTGTTTAACTGGTTCAGCGGGTGCAGG